CTTAGGTTCAAATTCACTAGCTGAATTAGACAACGTTAATACTGACACAGCAACTTCTGGAAATATGATGGTTGCTGACGGAGTAGACTGGGAGTCAATAGCAATGTCTGGCGACATTACAATGACTTCTGCGGGAGTTACTTCTATTGGATCTGATAAAGTTCAAGCCGCTGAATTAGGTGTTACTGCTGGTGCAGCAACCGCTTCTAGAGCACTTGTAGTTGATTCTAATAAAGATATTAACTTAGGTACTGGTGATGTAACTGCTACTAACTTTACAGGTTCTATTCAGACCGCTTCACAGGGCAATATTACTACAGTAGGTACTTTAACGGGTCTTACAGTTAGTGGTGATGCTACTATTGCAGACGGTACTAACGACTTCGATATTGCTTCTCACGATGGCAGTAACGGTCTTAAATTGGGTGGGGTACTTGTTACTGCTGACTCAGGTGAGATTAATGTATTGGACGGCGCAACAGCAGGTACTGCAGTAGCTTCTAAGGCTTTAGTTGTAGACGCTAACAAAGACATTAACTTAGGCTCAGGCGATATTACAGCTACAAACGTAACTGGTACATTGCAAACAGCAGCTCAAACAAACGTTACTACAGTAGGTACATTAGATGGTTTAGCAGTTTCTGCTTCACAAACAGTTACAATGGGTGCAAACAGAGTTACAAATGTTGCAGATCCTTCACAGGCTCAAGATGCAGCTACTAAAGCATATGTAGATGCAGTTAAAACTGGATTAGATGTTAAAGACTCAGTTCGTGTAGCTACTACAGCTTCTGGTACTCTGGCTTCAGCTTTCGATAATGCAAGCACTGTTGATGGTGTTACTTTAGCTACTGGTGATCGTATTTTCCTTAAGAATCAGTCAACTGCTTCTGAAAATGGTATTTATACTGTAAATGCTTCAGGAGCTCCTACAAGAGCTACAGACTTCGATGCAAGTTCTGAAGTAAGCGGTGGAACATTTACTTTCGTTGAAGAAGGTACTACAAATGCTGACTCTGGTTGGGTAGTTACAAATAATGGGGACGTTACAGTTGGTACAACTGGTCTAACATTCGCTCAGTTCTCAGGTGCTGGACAACTTACTGCTGGTACTGGTATGACCAAAACAGGTAACACTCTTGATGTTGTTGCTGGAAATGGTATTACAGCTAATGCTAACTCAATACAGATCAATACTACATGGGCTGGACAATCTGCGATTACCACTTTAGGTACTATTGCTTCTGGTACATGGCAGGGTGACACGGTAGGAGTAGATTATGGAGGAACAGGTATTTCTAGCTTTAGTTCTGGTGATATCATGTATGCTACAGGATCTACTACTATCTCTAAGCTTAGTAAAGGTACTGGCGGTCAATTTATGAAGATGAATTCTGGTGCAACAGCTCCTGAGTGGTCTAATGAATTGGACGGAGGTACGTTCTAAGTTTACTTTTTAACTTTTGATATTATCCTAAGTAACACACTTGGGTTAATAATTGATTTTTACCAAAGAAATTTAGAATTGAGGATACCATATGTCAACTTTACAAGTAAATAACTTAGATTCGTATACCGGAACTAAAATTGATGTAGATAGTACCGCGGACTTGAATATTGAGTCTACCACTACTTCTAGTAGTAGCACCACTGGTGCTCTACGAGTTGCAGGGGGTATATCTACTCAGAATAACTTAAATGTTAGTGGTAATGCCATTGTTTCCGGCACATTAGAGGCTTCTTTAGATAGTAGTACTCTAGATGGCGGAACTTTCTAAGTAAAAAGTAATAGGGCCTTATAGCCCTATTTTAATAGGAATAGATATGTACCATGTCATAAAACCAAAACGTACTACTAGTGCGGGTACGGTTCCTACTACTTCTAACTTAGAGGCAGGCGAAATCGCTATCAACCTAGCAGATAAAAAACTGTTCGTTCGAGATACTTCCAATAATATATTGGAGTTAACCACTAGAACAGCATCATCTTTAGATGATATTTATCTGTCTGGTATTAGTAATACTCAACTACTACACTATAATAGTGGTAATAGTAGGTGGGAGAACTATAGTAGAGACTTAGGTGTCTGGAGTACTAGTGTAGGTAGAACCTATTATGTGGACGCTGGAACATCCAGTAAAACATCTATAGGAAAGAATACACACTCCGGCACTTATACATTAGAAGTAGATGGAATATTCAACTCCTCCGGACAGATAACTCTTGCCACAGGTAAGAAAGTAGGTCCGGGATGGTTCGCAGAATCAGCTTCTTTAATAACTGAAAGTTACGATATACCTTGTACATATAATGCTGAGTCAACTTCAGATCCTGCAATAGCAGTAGATGTAGTTGTTAAAGTGTGTACAGGTTCAATATTGAAAGTTTCAGATCTAATAACATCGGATTAGACCTTAAATAGGTCTTACCCTACCCAGCTATATAGCAAATTGAAATAAGGGAGAGCCAAATGGCCATAAAATTTAAACCGAAAAGAACCACCACCTCTAGTAATGTACCTAGTACCGCTAATATAGAGGCAGGTGAAATCGCTATTAACTTAGCAGATAAGAAATTATTCGTTCGAGATACTTCCAATAATATATTGGAGTTAACCACTCGAAATGTAAGTTCCTTAGATGATGTTAATATTAGTGGTTTAGCAAATGACCAAGTCTTGCAGTATAATAGTAGTAATAGTAAATGGGAAAATACTACTCTTACTAATATATGGACAGACTCTGGAACATTTATATACAACACATCAACTGTTGGAATTGGTACATCAACTCCGGATACCTCCTATAAATTGGATGTAAACGGTACAGTTAATTGTACTACTCTATACGTAGGTGGAGTTCAAGTAGATGGAGGTAACCCCCCTTTCTTGCTTACTCAACCTACTATTACAGCAAACTATACAGTAGCTGCTAACTTTAATGCTTCCTCTTCTGGAACTGTTGATGTAGCCACAGGAATAACTTTAGATGTTGGCGCAGGCGCTAACTTATCTATATCATAAATAAGGAATTATAAAATATGTCTACTTTAAAAGTAAATACTATTGACGCACACTCAG